CACGTATATGATTCTTCTTAAACTCAAAAGTAATCGGGGTAGCTGAAACTTGTGTCAAAATATCACGTACACGCTCTGACATACCTAAAGCAACCAAAACAGATGTTGCGAATTTCAAAGCATGAGATTTCTGAGACAAATCAAAAGTCGAGAAATCACTTTCAGCTACACGTAAAATACCTTCAGTATCAGTATATACCATAAACAAGTCGTCACCCATCACAGCGGCACACAGATGTAATCGAGTACCTTGTAACCACTCCAAAGATTCAGCCAACCACAAACTTAACTCCCAACAAGTACAGCCGCAAGCAAAATAGATCTTAGCTGTCCAGTTGCCAAATTTAAAACGATTATCAACACCATCACAAACTTGACAAACTCTATGATTAGCTGTCATAACGGCAGCACCAGTAGCAGCCTGAATGGTAGAATTCAAGTTAATAATTGTTCGTGGTTTTATCCAGTTAAAAGTGGGAGTTTGTCTAACATTCAATATCTCATCACTTTTCAAAAATACAGTCTTACCAATATGTATCGTATTATGTTCCTCAACAATAGACAGAGCTTGCGTAGCTCTTTTCTTGTTTTTAGATATTTGATTACGTAACCAATCCGCAGAATCATACTCAAAAGTAGGATGATTATATTTTACCATCTGGGGAATGACAACATTAGCAACCAGTTCCCAACGCTCTTTCAAAGGGCAGTCGGGTTTATCTGTTTTCATGGAACAGCTACACAAGTCGTCCGCTATTGTGCGAACCACCACACGACACAAAATAGCATTCTGTAACATTAATTCACCATAAGGTCGCCACATCAGAGCATTAGTAATCAAAATTGGATATATACCAGCTCCGGGATAAACAGTTGGCTGTAAAGGATAACTGGTAAGCAAAGGGTTAGAATGAACAGGATTCAAATCAGAAACCACAGGTGATTGAGTCACAGCTGGAATTACATCATGAGAAATAGGTGTAACAAAAGTGGGAGCGTTTTCAGAAGGATTTAACTGAAGATAATTAAACAACCAATCAGCATACAATAACAGACCAGTCGTTTTCTTAGGTAGTATAATGGACAATAAATTGGCTTGACGAGTTCTTAGTTTCATTATTGTTTCACTCTTCAAAAAGTCATCAAAATGACGAGAATACATCCAATGATTCATATTAAAACTATAATGAACCAGTATCCTATATGATAAAGGTAGACAGTCCAACGCTATGTGCAAAACACAAGCTGGTAAACTATCAGCGAAACAATCACGACCAAAAAAC